AGAGTATAGTGGTTAATAATTTATTTCAATACATTGATATAAATGGTAACTTAGATTTCGAAGACAATACTAATAAACTATTGTTGATTCCCTCATGTGGTTACATGAATTATAATCAAACTATTTTTGAACTGACAGATAATAACGGGAATTTAGTAAATGATATTAAGAATAATAAATCCATGTTAAATGGATCGATTAGATCGTTATGGGGTGGAACTAACTACGGTTATTTTAACAACGAACTAATCGAAAAACCAGGAGCCAATCAATACATGAAACTGAATTATCAAAAAGCAGATTCATCGTTTGGTTTTTCCAGTAAAAAAGAAGACTATGATTCAATCGAAGAAATATTCTCAATTTTTTCCAAGGAAGAACTGGATGAATTTGAATTACACTTCTTAAATTTTTGTAAAAGAAAAGATGAAATTCAAAATATAGTACAGAAACCAAACGTTAATTCAATTAACTTTTTTGGTCAAGAAGTGGTAGAATACAAGACAGGGTTATTCGATATTTTAGAAAAAATACATGTAGTTGAAAAACAAAACAATTCACAGAATGGAGATCAATTATCAAATTCATTAGCTAAAACACAAATAAATGAAAATCTAAACCTGTCGGATCAGATTTTGAATTATGATTTAATTTATAAAAAGGGTAATCCCGGGTCATTTGATTCAAGAACATTTAACTCGTTTTCAAATGACATAAATAAAAATCCAGTAGAAAAATTAGATTTTTCGGTATATCAGAATGGTTCGCTACCAACAGTAAATCCAGGTACAACATTAAGTCAAAGTCAGACATCAAACAATGATGCTTGGAAATCACTTTTATTATATGTAGGAGAATATGACCACCCAAAGTTATTATACACAGATAACGGATCATACATTACAGATTTCTTTATAGATTTTAATATAGAGTTTAATTCTACAAATGTTATAAACCTTTCAAAAATTATTAAGATTTATGCTTCACAAAAAGTAGAAAATGAAAACTTAACACCTGATGAATTTTATGATTTATTTAATAAATACCTAGACACTCAAAAGGATCTTCAAAATAATATGCTGAATCATATATTTGTTAATCTAAATAGAAAATTACCCGAGGTTAACATAACTAACCAAGAAAGTAGATTATCGAAAATTGATGGTAACGTAGGAAAAAACGAAATGTATTATACGTTTAAAGCTTTAAATGATAAATGGGTCTCAGGTAGAGACTTTAAGGAAAGAACATTATTTGAAGATGTTTTAATTTTAGATACTGCGAATAGACCCGCGGGTAATATAATTGCTGATGTTGAAAAATTCAGGGGACTTTTGGGTAAATCTAATGCGACAACAAGCCTATACCATCTCTTGGATAGTTTATTCACTCAAAATGGATTCATTTCATTTTCTATCCCTACTTATTATAATTTTTATGGAAGGAATTATAGACTTAAAAATTCAGATCCAATACTAGGATCGTTGGACGCAGCTAATGATACATTTGGGACACACCTTGATGTAGATTTTAGAGACACGAGACCAAAAATGTTATTTATACACAGAACAAATGTCTCAGAAACGGTAGATATGAGGAATAATACTAATTATGTTTTTAATGATGATTCATTTGACTTAAGAAAATCAACTTTAAATCCATTAGTTGATAGTCAAAATGGTGTTACAGACTTTTCAAACAGAAATAAAGTTGTAGGATTTAATGTAAATTTTGGTAATCAAAATCAAAGTATTTTTAAAAACATATCAATTGATATGGCAACACAAAAGACTACATCACAAGCAATAAGAGCTCAATCCGATTTAGCGGAACAATACGCTGGACAAGAAGTTGCTCAACAGTCACAAAGTCTATACAATTATTATAAAGCATTGGCTTTCGAATGTACTGTAGAGTGTTTAGGTAATGCTATGATACAACCAACCATGTACTTTTATTTATCAAATGTACCTATGTTTCATGGTACATACCTAATTGAAGAAGTAAATCACTCGATTACTCCGAATAACTTTGTGACAACTTTTACCGGAGTTAGGGCACCCATTTATAGATCACAACCCCCGGATAAGTTAGTTGCGTCGGTAAATAGAGATTTAATAAAAAAATATAGAGATCAAGTTAGAAGTATTGATGGTAGTGTGGCATCACAGAATACTTCAACAGTAACTTCAGCAACTACTGAAAGTACTTCTGGATTAACTGCTGCAAATTCTAGTCAATGTCAAAACATTACAAAGTATGTTGATATACCTTTTGTTGATGCTAAACAAAATGTAGGCGAGATAACAGAGTCAGAAATATTAAATTATGTTAATAGTAAGACAAATGATAATAATTTGATAAACTTTATAATGACACTTTCTAAAGTCGAAACTAACTCATATAAAAATATTTATAATAATAATCTTTTTGGTATAAGGACGGATAGGGTATGGGGTGGAACATTAAGTGAAATATTTAATGAACAATTTTGTGGTAGAGTAAATAATGTTAATATGTCATATGCTGTTTTTGGAAATTATGAAGAAAGTATAGACTTTATGGTTATTGCCTTTACATCGTATTTCATATTATTTGATGAATATAAAAGACCTGAGATACTAAATACTAATTTACAAAGTGCTACAGTTCTTACAGATATTTGGTTTTCACAATGGTATTACTTGAATACTGGAGGTGATTACCCGAATCAAGTGACACAAAATATAGATCAAATTTTAAATAATAATCCAGACTTAAAATCAAAATACGATCAATACCAAGAATTGTTTTACTATAGGTATTTTTCAATAGATGATAACAATACACAATCATTGTCACTTGAAAATGAAAACTCTGAAACAAATAAAAGTATTACTGAAAATTTGACAGCAGGTCTTAATGAACTTTTTTATTTAGATGGTACTCCATTTCCGGCTGGTCAAAAATACCATATACATCCAGAAAAAGGACCTATGGAAGGTGCGTACCATAGATCTGAACCACATAGGTATTTAAAATATAGATCGGGATTATTGATCGTAGAATCTTCATCTAGCTCATCTGTAAATCCTCCTAGTTATACTGAGTCGAGTTCATCGAGTGGTGTTAGTAGGCCTGCTGGTGGATCTGGTGGTAGTGGATCTGGTGGTAGTGGATCTGGTGGTAGTGGATCAGGTGGTAGTGGTTATTACTAATACTATTTTATTATAATTAAAACTATTTCCAATAAATTAGATATTTATTAAAAAAAGATCATGAACACTAAACAATTATTAGATAATTTCTTGAATAAGAATACAAGAATTACTGAAAGAAATGCCGGACCTGGAGTAAAAGAAGTTTGTGACTTGGATACGGGTGATTGTTATACTGTTAGAATGAAAGATGGATTGATAGAGAGAATTGACAACAGTATAAATATAAATAAGACGTTAAAAGTGGAAACTAATTCAGGTATAAAAACATTACTAAATGGATGATAATGGATAAGAAACTAATTAAAGAAATCGAAAAGTTTAATACGATTAAACAATATATTAAAGAACAGGAAGATACTATCGAACCTGATGCCGCATTGGATGATTTAGGAGGGGTTGATGATACAGGATCTGAGGAATTAGAACCTATTGATGTTGACACGGATCCAGATGTTGAAGTTGTGGGTAATGATTCTACTGAGGTAGAAGATAATGACGAAAGTGGTACCGAGGAATTAGAAATTACAGATCTTGTAAATACTCAAACAGATATACTGAACAAATTAGGAAATTTGGATAGTGTTATGACATCGTTGGAAACCTTGAATACAAAAATAGGTGAGATTGACCAAATAATTGGTAAAATAGATAACTTAGAGGCTAAGGTTGAAAAATACAAACCTAAGAGTCCTGAACAAAAATTAGAATTAAGAAGTTTAGATAGTTATCCTTATAATCAAAAACTGACTGATTTTTTTGACGATAAAAAATTAGAATTTGACAAAACAGATAAAAGTGAATATGTCTTAACAAGCGATGAAGTGGAAAACTTTACTGATATGGACATAAAAGATAGTTTTGACGATGTATTTGAAAAGGAATAAAAAAATATAGAATATAAATTTAAATGGGTAGTTATTTGACTATCCATTTTTATGCGTTATATTTTCAGAGAGTAAAAGAAAAAAAATTAATTATGGCAAATGTTTTAGATTCAGTGTTATCTCAATATGAGAAAAACACACAAAAGACGGGTAAAAGTATGGTATCCCAGGAAGAAAGAATGAAGAAGTATTTCACAACCTATCTTCCAAAAAATACTAAATCAGGGCAAAAAACAGTTAGAATCCTACCAACTACTGACGGTTCTTCACCTTTTAATGAAGTGTGGTATCATGAAGTACAAATAGATGGTAAGTGGACTAAACTCTACGATCCAGATAAGAATGACAATGAAAGATCCCCACTAAATGAAGTTTATGAAGAACTTATGTCAACTGGAAAAGAATCGGATAGAGAACTTGCGAGACAATATAGAGCGAGAAAGTTTTATATTGTGAAGGTTATTGATCGAGATAACGAAGATGATGGACCTAAATTCTGGAGATTTAAGGATAACTACAAACAAGAGGGTATTCTTGATAAAATCATCCCAATCTGGAGAAATAAAGGAGACATTACTGACGTTGAAAAAGGTCGAGATCTTATAGTAGAATTGACAAAGGCAAAAACTCCTTCAGGGATTGAATATACTGTGGTACAAACAATCATGTATGATGACCCAACACCATTAAGTGAAGACCAAACTCAAATGACTGAATGGACTGGTGATGAAACATCTTGGAAAGATGTGTACGCAAAAAAACCAGTTGAATACTTAGAGGCTATTTCTAGAGGAGAAACACCAGTTTGGAGTTCAGACCTTGGGAAGTACGTATACGATGATAGTGATACAAACACTACTACCCAGACTACTGAGGTTATCAATAACACTACTCAAGAGACTACACAAGTAAAAGTAGACGAAGATCTACCGTTCTGATAATATCAATATCGAAGGGAGGGAAAGTCCCTCCCTTTTTTTTTTAAATTAAAAATTATGGCTATAAAAAAGAAAGATTTTAAATCACTTAAGAAGAAGTTTTCTTCTTCTGCTAAATACAAACCACAAAGATTCTTAGATTTAGGTTCTGAGTTTTTAGATGCGGTTGGAGTCCCTGGTCCGGCGATTGGACATTTAAACATGTTTTTGGGTCACTCCGATACTGGCAAAACGACAGCTTTGGTAAAAGCCGCTGTTGATGCTCAAAATAAAAATATATTACCCGTTTTTATTATCACTGAACAAAAATGGTCATTTGATCATGCAAAGTTAATGGGTTTTCAGTGTGAAGAAATTGTGGACGAAGAGACTGGTGAATTAGAATGGGACGGATTTTTTTTATTTAACAACAATTTCGAATATATTGAACAAATTACAGATTATATAAACCAACTGATAAACGCTCAAGATAAAGGTGAGTTAGAATATGATCTATTGTTTTTGTGGGATTCTGTTGGGTCTGTACCATGTAAAATGACATATGATGGTAAAGGTGGTAAACAACATAACGCAGCTACATTAGCCGACAAAATTGGTATGGGGATAAACCAAAGAATTTCAGGATCTAGAAGGGCGGACTCTGTTTACGAAAATACATTGTTAATTGTAAACCAACCTTGGGTTGAATTACCAGACAATCCTTTTGGTCAACCAAAAATTAAAGCAAAGGGAGGTGAATCTATTTGGTTAAACTCTTCTTTAGTGTTCTTATTTGGAAATCAAAAAGGTGCGGGAACTACAAAAATCACTGCGGTTAAAGACAAACGTAAAGTTAAGTTTGCTTCGAGAACTAAAATATCGGTGATGAAAAACCACATTAATGGTTTAGGGTATGAAGATGGTAGAATATTAGTAACTCCACATGGTTTTTTAGCGGGAAAAGACTCTACTGAAGAAAAAAAATCTATTGAAGAATATAAATCTGAACAGTCTTTATACTGGAAAGATATCATTGGAATGGGAAGTGATTTTAGTTTGGTCGAAGAAAAAGACCAGTAATGAAAACATTATTAGTTGACGGTAATAACCTATTTAAAATAGGTTATCACGGAGTTAGAGATTTTTATTTCAAAGGTAAACATATTGGAGGTATTTTTCATTTTTTAAGTACACTCAGAAAGTTTTTAGATGAAAATCACTATGATAAGATTGTCGTGTTTTGGGACGGTATAAACAACGCTAAAAGACGTCAGGACATATCAGAGGATTATAAGTCAAATAAAAGAACAGATCAAAGGTTTAATGACCCAAAAATGGACTCATATGAGTATCAATTCAATAGAGTTAAAGAATATTTGGAAGAAATATTTGTCAGACAAGTACAAGTAGATGATTTAGAAAGTGATGATATGATATCATATTATTGTAACATTTCTGAAAATGAAAACAAAACAATTTTTTCTTCAGACAAAGATCTAACACAATTAATAAGTGAAAAAGTTAAAGTTTATTCTCCTTTAGAGAAAAAATTTGTAACTGTAAAAGATAAAATAAGTATAGATAAAATAGAAATACCTTATTTTAATATTGTTACATATAAAATTATTCGTGGTGATAGATCGGATAATGTTTATGGTGTATATAATTTAGGTGAAAAAAAGATTAAAAACTTTTTTCCAGAGATACTCAGTGAAAAAGTAACAATTCGAGAAATACTCGATAAGTCTAAACAGCTATACACACAAAATCCTAAAAATAAAACATTGGAAAATATTTTGACTGGTAAAACAAAAAAAGGTATATTTGGTGAAGAACTTTATGAAATGAATAGGAAACTAGTTGATCTTAAAACTGATTTCTTAACTATAGAAGAAAAAAAAATATTATATGAAATATATAATGATGTAATCGATCCAGAGGATAGAGGTTATAAAAATTTGATAAGAATGATGAAAGATGATGGAATCTTCAAGTACTTACCTAAAAATGATACTTGGACTGACTTTATCACACCGTTTTTGAAACTAACAAGAAAAGAAAAAAAGAAATACAAAGAATTTAAAAAACAAAAATTATGAAAGAAAAAAATGATTTAACAAAGTTGGAATTCGTTCTTAAACTGAATGACAACATAGTGGTACAAAGATTTTTCAATGTAAAAAACTTTAACAGTGAGTCGTGTAATAGTGTTGATCTGTATGAATACATTAGAGAATTAGGTATGATGTTACAAGAAAGAATGAAGTATAAAACACATGATTATCTAAACGAGAATTTATTTCAACTTATGGTTGATCCCACAGCAATTGAAACATCTAATACTGATGAAGATGAGTATTTTTACTTGATGATTAATCAAGGTGACCAGACAATTTGTCAGAGATCGTGGAATGCAAAACTATACCCTCCAAAGGTAAGATATACCGTTGATATACGTCCAGAAATAAAAAACATACTGAAAAATTTGTCTGACATTTTTTCAGATAAAGATATTAGTAATGTTTACATGGATTATACCCTTTGATCACTATATTTATAACTTACAATACTCCATACTTTAAATGTCAACTAATAAAAATTTCGGTTATTTAGGAAATAACTTTCAGATACAATTATTAAACAATATTCTTGTTACATCTGATTTTGCAAATACGATTATAGATGTTATGGATCCTAAATATTTTGATAATAATTATTTTAGAATGATTATGCAAATGATTAAGGAGTATTATGTAAAATATGAACATACACCTTCTTATAATACCTTAGAACAAATTGCAAAATCAGAAATTACATCAGATATTGCAAGAAAGTTAGTAATCGACACTATAGGTAACATCAAAGAATGTCCTTCAGATGGTGAGGTATTCGTTCAAGAAAAATCTTTAAAGTTCTGTAAACAACAAGAACTTAAAAAAGTTATGAACAAAGCTCAAAACATTATAGATAAAGGTGATTTTGAAAGTTATGATACACTTGAAGAAATGGTTAGAGGGGCACTTCAAGTAGGTGAGACAGATAAAGGAACTGCTGACGTATTCTTCAATTTAGATAATGTTTTGGAGGAGGATTATAGGCATCCAGTACCAATAGGTATAAAAGGTATTGATAATCTATTAAAAGGTGGTTTGGCAAAGGGAGAAATCGGTGTAATTTTAGCACCAACCGGTGTTGGTAAAACGACAGTCTTGACTAAAATGGCTAATAATGCATTCAATCATGGATATAATGTTTTACAAATATTTTTTGAGGACAACCCCAAGATTATACAAAGAAAACATTTCACTATGTGGACCGGAATTGCTCCAGACGACTTGAGTAATCATAAAGATAAAGTTTTAGACAAAGTTAAAAGTATAAAAGAGAACACTTCTAACTCCTTAATATTAAAAAAACTACCTTCTGATAGTCTTACTATGAACCAAATTAAAAATCAAATTAGAAAGATGGTTGCTGAGGGTTTTAAAATTGATTTAGTAGTACTTGACTATATTGATTGTATAAATCCTGATAAGGTTTTAAGTGATGAATGGAAGAGTGAAGGATCAGTAATGAGAGGATTTGAATCGATGTGTCATGAGTTGAATATTGTTGGTTGGACCGCTACTCAGGGTAATAGATCATCCATTTCGTCAGATGTTGTTACTACAGATCAAATGGGGGGTTCTATTAAAAAAGCACAAGTCGGTCATGTGATCATATCTGTAGCTAAAACACTTCAACAGAAAGAAATGAATTTAGCGACAATTGCTATTACAAAATCTAGAATCGGTAAAGACGGTATAGTTTTCGAAAATTGTAAATTCGATAATGAAATGTTAGAAATAGATACCGATCAAAGTGTTACATTCCTAGGTATGGAGGAGCAGAAGGAAGAAAGGAAAAGAGATAGGATTAAAGAACTTATGACCAAAAAGAAAGAAAAAGAAAATCAATAAATTAAATAAATAAATAAACTAACAATGGAAGAATTACTAAATGTTATAAACAAGGATATTAGATATGTCATCAAAAGGACTGGGGCTAGAGTGCCATTTAAGACAGAAAAGATTGAAAAAGCAATTTTAAACGCAATGTCAGGTATCGATGTTAAAGATACCGAAATGGCTCAAAAGATTGCTAGATTATCAACAAAAGCTCTTTTCAGAAATGATAAAAATAGAGTACCACATGTTGATGATGTTCATGATATGGTTGAGAATAAACTCATGGACAATGGATTAAATGACGTTGCTAAAGAATATATTTTGTATAGAGATAGAAGAAGACGAAATATTTTCACAAAACGTACAAATCTCAAACCATATGAATATCCAAACTTGAATGAGTATGTTGACGCTATTAGACACTCATATTGGGTTCACACTGAATTTAATTTTACTTCCGATATACAGGATTTCAAAGTTCATTTGAATGATAAAGAGAGAACGGCACTAGAAAGATCAATGTTAGCAATTTCTCAGATCGAAATTTCTGTTAAAACCTTTTGGGGTGACATTTATAAAAGAATGCCTAAACCTGAAATTGGTAATGTAGGTGCAACTTTTGCTGAATCAGAAGTTCGTCATGCGGATGCATACTCACATCTGATTCAACTACTTGGGTTGAATAAAGAATTTGAAAGTTTACTTAACGTACCGGCAATTAGAAGAAGGATTAAATATTTAGAGAAATCAATTACAGGATCCAAAGCGGTTGAAAATAAAGAATACTTCGAATCTATTGTTTTGTTTTCTATGTTTGTTGAAAACGTATCACTGTTTTCTCAATTCTTGGTTATAATGTCTTTTAATAAACACAAAAATAAGTTAAAAGGTATAAGTAATGCGGTTGAAGCAACTTCTAAAGAAGAAAATATTCACGCAGAATTTGGTTTCGAACTAGTAAACTTAATCAAAGAAGAGAATCCGGAGTGGTGGACTGAAGAATTAGTAGATGACCTAATATTATCGACTAAAGAAGCGTATGGTGCGGAATTAGAGATTGTTGATTGGATCTTCGAAAACGGTGATTTAGATTTCTTAACAAGGAGTCAGACATTAGAATTTATTAAAAATAGATTTAACTTATCTTTGAATTCTATTGGTATTGATAATATCTTTGATATTAACGATACTTTATTAGAAACCACTGAGTGGTTTGATGACGAAATTTTGACAACAAAACATACTGACTTTTTCAATAAAAGAAGTATAAATTACAGTAAAAAATCTAAATCTATCACTCTTAACGATTTATTTTAATTTAAACTATAGAAAAAAATATGAAAAACAGAAAAGCATTCGATTGGATCAATGAAGAATCAATTACTTTCCTCCATCGAGGATACCTAAGTGATGGTGAAGAACCTTTAGATCGAATCAGAAAAATTGCAGATCACGCAGAAGATCTTTTGGGTATTGAGGGATTTTCTGAGAAATTTTATGACTACATGGGTAGGGGATGGTACTCACTATCCTCACCGGTGTGGGCTAATTTCGGAAAAAAAAGAGGATTACCAGTAAGTTGTTTTGGTTCTAATATAGGCGATAATATTGAGTCAATACTTTATACTCAGGCTGAAGTAGGTGAAATGAGTAAAATGGGTGGTGGAACTTCAGGATACTTCGGTAATCTCAGAGAAAGAGGTTCTATCGTTACAGATAATGGTCACGCACCTGGAGCGGTTCATTTTATGAATTTATTCGAAAGTGTTGTGGATAATATTTCACAGGGATCTACTAGAAGAGGAAGATTTTCTCCATATTTACCAGTTGAACATCCAGATATTATGGAATTCTTGGAGATAGGTACTGAAGGATTTCCGATACAAGATTTAACACACGCAGTCACAGTCACTGATGATTTTATGAAAGAAATGATTGATGGCGATAGTGAAAAAAGATCGATCTGGGCAAAAGTTATTCAAAGACGAGGTGAAATTGGTTACCCATATATAATGTTTACTGATACTATGAATAATAAATCACCTGAAGTCTACCAAGATAAAGGTGCAAAAATATATAATTCTAATTTGTGTTCAGAAATTGCACTTCACAACTCAGAAGAAGAGTCTTTTGTTTGTGTTTTATCTTCAATGAATTTACTTCATTATGACGAGTGGAAAGATACTGATGCTGTAGAGACATTGACTTTTTTCCTAGATGCGGTTGTCACAGAATTCTTAGATAAAATAGAAAATATTAGGGATAACGGGACTATAGAGGGTAAAAGAGCTTTCTTATACCTTGAAAAGGCCTATAATTTTGCAAAGAGACAACGAGCTCTAGGTTTAGGAGTTTTGGGGTGGCATTCACTTTTACAATCTAAAAATCTACCTTTTGATACTCGTGAAACTGCAAAACTTAATATTGAAGTATTCAAAACTATTAAGGATAAATCGTATTCGGCATCGAAAGATTTGGCAAAAAAATACAGTGAACCTGAGTATCTAAAAGGTTATGGTAGAAGAAATGTTACACTTAATGCAATTGCTCCTACAACTTCTTCAGCTTTTATTTTGGGACAAGTTTCACAATCAATCGAACCTATCTGGTCTAATTGTTATGTAAAAGATGTTGCAAAGATGAAAGTTACGATTAAAAATCCAGTATTAGAAAAACTGTTAGAAGAAATCGGTAAAAATACAAAGAATACTTGGAATAGTATCAAAAAGAATGACGGATCAGTTCAACATCTTGAGTTCTTAACTAACGAACAAAAAGAAGTTTTCAGAACCTTCTCAGAAATAAACCAAGCTTCTATTATTAATCAAGCAGCAATAAGGCAAGATTATATTGACCAATCACAGTCTTTAAACTTGATGATATCTCCTGATATGCCAACAAGAGATGTGAATAAATTATTGATAGACGCTTGGAAATTAGGTGTAAAAACTTTGTATTATCAACACTCTATGAACTCGGCACAAGCATTCGCTAGGAAAAAGTTGAATTTAAATGATCTGCAATGTGTTGCATGTGAAGGATAATAAATAACCCAACGAAAGTTGGGTTTTTTATTAAATAAAATCTAGGATATTTATATGTTATGAGTGAAACATATACGTATGGTGTTAATTTTCCATTTAGACAAAGTCTTAAAGGTAATTACCTAAGTTTATCTGAGGATCCTAATGAAGAGATTAGGACGGATTTAATTCATTTGATCCTTACAAGAAAAGGTAGTAGATACTACCTTCCTGATTTCGGAACCAGAATATATGAGTTTATTTTTGAACCTATGGATGGTACAACATTTGACTTAATCAAAGATGATTTAAGAACTGCTGTAGAAACCTACCTACCAAATGTCATATTAAACAATATAGAGATTTTACCTTATAATGAATATCAATCTCCACCTCAAGGAGAAGTTTCTTTTCCTGAAGAAATAAATGATATGGGTTACAGGACTTTTGATATTTATAGGTCAGTTAGTGAACAAGCAGCAGAGTACACTGCTAAGATTAAGATAGAATATACCATACAAAGCGATACATTTGAGACTCGAGATTTTATAATAATTAATATTTAAAGAAATGGCTAATAGAAAAATATCATATACTGAAAGAGATTTCGAAGGTCTAAGACAAGATCTGATTAATTTTACACAACAATATTATCCAGATTTAATAAATAATTTTAATGACGCCTCGGTTTTCTCTGTTTTATTAGATCTCAATGCGGCAATAGGTGATAATTTACATTACCATATAGACAGAAGTATTCAGGAAACAGTATTACAGTACGCTCAGCAAAAATCATCAATCTATAATATTGCTAGAACTTATGGGTTAAAGATTCCAGGTAATCGACCATCAATTGCGATCATTGATGTTTCGATAACAGTACCTGCTTTTGGAGATTCCGAAGATGAAAGATATCTAGGAATAGTGCAACCAGGATCACAATTCATAGGTGGGGGTCAAATATTTGAAAATAGAGATGAGATTAATTTTGCCTCACAGTATAATAGTAAAGGATTCCCAAATAGAACAAAAATTCCAAATTTTGACAGTAATAATAAACTTATAAATTATACAATAACTAAAAGAGAAGTTGTCGTAAATGGTGTCACCAAAACATTTAAAAGAGTTATAACTGCTTCAGATGTAAAACCTTTTTTCGAGTTTTTCTTACCGGAAAAAAATGTACTATCTATAACTGATATAATTCAAAAAGATGGTACAAGTTTTACAACACCACCTACTTACGAAGAATTTGTAAACACACCAACTAAATGGTATGAAGTTGACGCATTAGTAGAAGATAAAGTTTTTATTGAAGATTCTTCGAAATCATCCGATAATCCTGGTGTTAAAGTTGGAAAGTATATCGAGACTGAAAATAGATTTATAAGTGAATTTACACCTTTAGGTTTTTGTAAACTCACGTTTGGTGGTGGGACTACAACACCAGATGATCAATTAGCTCAATTTGCAAGAACAGGTATCCCACTAAGAATTCAAGATTATCAAAATAATATTGGACTAGGACTAACAGTAAAAGCAAATACCACACTTTTTGTGAGGTATAGGATCGGTGGGGGTCAAACATCTAATGTGGGTGTGAATGTGATCAATCAAATTGGTACGGTTAATTTTAATGTCACTGGACCTTCACAAAATATTAATCAAACTGTTATAGGAAGTTTAAGATCTAATAATGTTACAGCGGCAATTGGGGGTGGTGACTTACCTACTACTGAAGAAGTTAGAAATATGGTTACTTACAATTTTGCGGCTCAGAAAAGAGCCGTTACAATAAATGATTACAATTCATTATTGAAAACCATGCCAAGTAAATACGGAGCACCTGCAAAGGCATCAATTACCGAAATAGATAATAAGATTAATATCCAAGTATTGTCATATGATACTACAGGATCTTTGACAGAAGCGGTATCAAACACATTAAAAGAAAATATTGCAAGGTATCTTTCTAATTATAGAATGATAAATGATTATATTTCAATTAGTAGTGCAAAAGTTATTGATCTAGAAATAGATTACTCAATAGTTTTAGATAGTGCTCAAAACCAAGGTGATATAATAACAAATGTAGTTAATACTACAAATACTTATTTCACTCCGACATCTAATGAATTAGGAAGAAATATTAATATTTCAGACCTAAGAAGGACTATCCAAGATCTCCCAGGTGTGATTAACATTACGGATTTAAAATTATTTAATTTGGTTGGGGGAAGATATTCGTCTTCTCAGACATCACAACAATATATTGATAACACAACCAGAGAAATAAGGTTAATCGATAATACCATCTTCGCGGAACCGAATCAAATCTATCAAATTAGATTTCCAGAGAATGATGTAAAGGTTAGAGTGAAAAACTTGACTGACGTACAATTTACCTAATTGTATACTTTAAATGTATTATAATTAAAATTATCTAAAATAACTATTTATTTTAAAAGATTGTAATGCCTAAAAATATACGTATAAGGACAAAAATTGGTGAAGACAGGAATTTGAATGTAAAAATAAATCAAGACTTTGATTTTTTAGAAATTCTTTCTTTAAAAATTAGACAAGAAGATGTTTATGATCGTTTTTGTGCTGATTATGGTATTGTTACTGGAAGGGTAATTGCAAATGGAGGGTTTGGTATTCCAAATGCGAATGTGTCAATTTTTATTCCATTGAGTAGTGTTGATGAGAATGATCCGGTCATTTCAACACTTTATCCATATAAAAGGCCATCGGATAAAAATGAGGATGGATTTAGATATAATTTATTACCCTATGAGCAGGAAAACTATGCGCATAATCCAACAGGAACATTCCCATCAAGAAATGATGTCTTAACGAGAAACGAAGTATTACATGTTTATGAAAACTATTATAAATTTACTGTTAAAACAAATGATTCGGGAGATTTTATGATAGTAGGGGTTCCGTTAGGTCAACAAAAAGTAGTATTAGATTTAGACCTATCAAATATAGGTCAATTCTCGTTGAGACCAACAGACTTAGTTAGAATGGGTATGGGGGTAGATACACAGTTTGATGGTCAATTTTTCAGGAGGTCTGAAAATATTGACTCTTTACCTCAAATAGTCCATGATGTTGTTGATGTTGATGTTGCTTCGTTCTGGGGTGATAGTGAAAATTGTGATGTAGGTATAACTAGAATTGATTTTGATCTTAGAGAATTAGGTGTGGAAATAGAACCTACCTCTATTTTCATGGGATCTTTTTTTAGTTCTAGTGAAAGAGATTTTTTGAAATCTAATTGTAAACCTAAACCAAATACGGGTAATTTGTGTACTTTAGAAACATCACCTGGTCAAATTTTATCAATAAGACAGACTATTGATTCAGACGAAAATGGTAACCCGACTCTGGAAGAATATAGGTTAGAAAATAATGGTAACTTGATCGATGAAGATGGAACTTGGATGGTAGATTTACCTATGAACCTAGATTATTTGATTACCAATGAATTTGGTGAAACAATCATCTCTAATGACCCTACTGTTGGGATACCCACCAAAGGTAAATATCGTTTCAAAATAAAATGGCAAAGTGAAGCTGGGTTAAAAAAGAGTATTCTAAGAGCAAACTATTTAATTCCTAATATTAAAGAACACTGGTTATTATCAGGATCTAGACCTAATGATTTTACAATGAATCAATCGTATTCTTTCTCTTTGGATTGGGATGATTATTTTGATAAAGATGCTGCTATAACATGTAAAGATACGTTTTATGAATTTAAATACAATAAAGTATATACAGTATCATCTCATATCGATAGGTTTAAATTTGGTAGGAATAGGGCAAGACACTTAGGGATTAAAGAAATAGATGATCGTGAATGTGAAAGTAATATAAATAAATTACCTGTTAATGATGGTGTCAGGAATTTCGATTTTATATTTTTTGTATTTAGTATAATGTTATTTTTATTTACTCCACAAATATTTGTAATTCTACCAATTATACACTTTTTAGCATGGTTTTGTCCAGTTATAAGATTAATAATAAATACTATAAGAGCTTTCACGAATTCCGTAAGAAGAATACTTTGTAAAATT